TAGTGATATTGTCCCTGCATCAAAACCTGCACCTCCAGAGCGGGTAGAAGAGTTTGCTTCTACAAAAGATCAGTTAAAAAAAGATTACGAATACACAAGAGGCAACCTATACTCTCTCATTGAGAAAGGACAGGAAGCAGTTGATGGTATCCTTGATCTTGCTCAGCAGTCTGATCAACCAAGAGCATTTGAAGTTGCTGGTCAGTTGATCAAACATGTTGGTGATGTAGCGGATAAACTCGTAGACCTTCAAAAGAAAGTTAACGAGATTGAAAATCCCAAAAAGACCAAAGAAGTTAATACCACAAACAATACCATGTTTGTAGGTAGCACAGCAGATCTCGCTAAGTTTCTAAAACAACAACGCGATAAATAGTAATCGTAGGAGTACGTATTAACAATGTCAGTATTAAACGTCATTGACACCCAAACCATTTCTGCAAGTGGCAGTGGCTACGTTGTGGTGAGCTCAGGTGTCCTTCGCTGCTATGCAGCATCAGCGTCCACTATCCAGATAGATGCTGGTCCTGCCGTAACGCTTGCAGCAGGCGAAGCACTGCTCCTGTCTTGCGGTAAGTCAAAGAATGCTCAGATCAGTGCGATGTCTGGTGCAGCTACCGCAGTTGTCACCGTCCTTGGTGGTGGCACTCCCGCACACAGATTTGCCGTTGGTGATTTTATTGCAACCCAAGCTAATAGCGATACAGCATTCACGAGTGACTTCGTTGCTGCTGCATCGGATGGTAAGAAAGTAACTGCTGTTACTGATACCACGATCACTACGGATTATGACGCTAGTGGAGCAAGTGGTGATTATTCCTTATCAACTGCAGATATTGAAGCAGGGACTGTCCCAACTATTAGGAGAGCAGTCAAACTTACAGCAGGATCTGCCGATGTTGTTGTCGAGCAAGTCCAAGTCGTCGGAGGATGACAAATGCCAGCAGTCTCGAAAGCCCAACAACGATTCTTCGGGATGGTTAGAGCGGCTCAGAAAGGGGAAATGGATTCCCCGTCGCCACAGATTCAAAGAGCTGCTGCCAGCATAAAGAAAAAGGATGCCAAAGATTTTGCATCTACAAAACATAAAGGTTTACCAGAGAAAAAAATGAAATCTTTTTCCGAAATGCAACATCTCCCCGAAGAGGAGTATGATCACTATCGCGATAGGCAACTAGAGCGAGGTACGTGGAGGTCTTCTAGTAGCAATAGACCTAGCACTGGTGGGACGCAATCTAAGGCAAAAGGTAAAACCCCCATGCAGAAAGCAGGTGATAAGAAGTATGGTGCTGGCACCTCTGCAATAGACAGAGTAAAGGCAGATATCATCGCTAAGTATGGCAAGGGTGCCATCATGAATACTAAGAAAGAAGCAGTTGAATATACAGGACCAAACAAAGACGAAAGAAAACAAATTAAAAAACTTGACAATCCTACTTACGCTAAGAAGTTAGCAGAGTATGAAAAGAATATGGATCCCAAGAAACGTCAGGCACTTAAAGATAAAGCAACTAAGGGCATGAAGTTTACCCATGAAGAAAATGTATCAGAAGAGAAAAAAGGTCTCTACGCCAATATTCATGCTAAAAGAAAGAGGGGCGAAGCGCCTGCAAAACCTGGCGATGAGGACTACCCTGCAAAGGATGCTTTCAAAAAGGCAGCAAAAACTGCTAAAGAAGAAGTAGAGACTATCGAAGAGAAGAGGAAAGGTCTCTGGGCAAACATTCATGCTAAGCGTAAGCGTGGAGAGCGTCCTGCCAAACCTGGTGAGAAAGACTATCCTAAAACTCTCAATGTAGAGGCAAAGGTAGATGAAAAGTTACCTGAGTATAAGAGAGCAACTGCTAGAGACAAGAGATACGGTAATCCACATGGGTCACATGAGCTAGGTGGTGGTATCAGAAAGGATAGAAGAGCAGACCATGAAATCAGAAGAGGTAAAAAGACTAAGGTAAAACTAAGAGAAGATATGTGGGATCAGGTTGACATCTTTGCGGAGATGAATGACTGGGAGATCTCTCTACTCAGTGATGATCTTATCGAAGATATTATCACTGATGTCTTTATTGAAGAATTACAAGAAGGTAGAGACATTGATAGCATCACAAATATGCTTTGTGAATCTGTTGATTATTCTCTAAATCTCTTGACAGAAGTATCAGATTCATATTATGATAGTGCTGTAAATGCATCTAAAAAAGCATCTAGGACTCCTGCAGTTAGAGCAGCGAATCGTAGAGCGAAACTTGAGAAGGTTAAAGGTGCTGCCAAGAAAGTTGGTAGTGCTCTAAAATCTGGTCTCAAAACTGGTGCTAAACTAGCACGCAAAGGCGCTGTAAAAGGTGCTGAAGTTGCTGGTAAAGTAGCAGGTCACGCGAAAAATCTCGCGAAGGACATGGGGAGTGCAGCTAAGAAGGGATACGACTCCACTCAATCGTCTTCATCTTCTAGCAGCAGCAGCGATTCCTCCTCATCTTCTTCGTCTTCCTCTTCCTCTAGTGATTCTAGTGAATCTAAACCTAAGAAACCTGGTTTGCTCAGTAGAATTGGTAGCAAACTGAAGCGTGGTATCAAGAAAGCAGTTGGTGCTGGTGCAAGATCTCTATCTCGTGGCGCACGCAACGTTGCACGTCGTCTGGGTGAGGAGACTATTGTTGAGCGTGGTGACTACTGGCATCCTGATCCTGATAAGGATCGTAAGTTAGGTGGTCCTGGCGCTAACCAACGTGCTCGTGAAGATCGTGCTGCAGCGTCAAAACCTAAGGAGGATCCTAAGAAACTCCGTAAGGGTGAGTCCTATATGGATTGGAATAAACGTCAGAAATCATACAGTAGCAGTGGTAAAACACCTGCTGAAAGATTGAATAAACTGGGTGCCAACGTCAAGAAGAAAGAAGGTATTGGCGACAAGATCAAGCGCAAACTTGGTCTGAAGAGAGAGGATATTCAAGTCCTTTCATTCAGTGCATACCTCTCAGAGGGCAACCGCACTGGTCGTATGATGCAGAAGTCTAAGACTCAGGTCACTGGACACATCAGTGCTGACAGAGGATCCGACGAAAAAAAGAATCGTGAAGGACGCAAGACTCTTGAAAAAGATTTGAAGAAGCATGGTATCGGTCACAAGAAGGGGGTGGGCGAATACAAGTATGACAGTGGAGAAACTGGCCGAGAAGTTTCCTATCAGACCTCAAAACCTGATAAGATGAGTAAACGGCGTTTTGGCAAAGTCATGCGTCGCCTTGGTCGTAAGCACGGTCAAGAATCTGTGATTACCAAAGATAAGTCCAAACCCGCTAAATTACACTATACTGAAAAGGGTAGTAAAGAAAAATCCGATACTCTCGGAAAGACCAAAGCGGGCAAACACCCTAAAGGTTACGGTGAAACATCTGGGACCAAAGCAAGGGGTGGTAAACTACCTAAGAAAACCAACAAATCATCCTATCACTATGGCTAGTACTCGCACCTGTCAATACTGTGGCATCACCGTGCCCATTGGACATCAACGTCCTAAGACTTGGTTAGAAAAACATGAATTAAATTGTGCCCGTAACCCTAAGAATAAAGAAGAATGAAATCCTTTTCCCAATTCGTAGCAGAGCAAGACAACGTAGATGAAGGCGTTGGTCTAGCAGTCGCGAGAGCGATTGATAAGACTAATCCCCCGTTGGGTAGACCATCTAAACGTAAGAGTATTTCGCATGCTCTGAAGATGAGGGAGGTGCTGAAAGGTGCCAAGAAAAGAAAAGATGATAAGAAAAAATCTCCTGTTAATTTCTTGCAGGACAAAGAAACAACCAATGAAGACTGGCAGAAAAAGTCAGGTAAAAACAGTGAAGGAGGACTGAATGAGAAAGGGCGGAAGTCGTATGAGCGCGAAAACCCAGGCAGCGATCTTAAGAGACCTACAAAGAAAGTTGGGAACCCTCGTCGAGCGAGTTTTTGTGCGAGAATGAAAGGGATGAAGCGTAAGCTTACATCCAAAAAGACTGCTAGTGATCCTGATAGTAGGATCAATAAATCACTTAGAGCTTGGAATTGTTGAGGGATTAAATTATGGACGACCTGAATTTCTCCGACCTAAAGTTGGAGAGGAAGGAGTGTGCGAAATGTGGTGCTACTTGGATTAACGGAAAGCATATATGGCGTGGCACTGGTGCATCAGGAGACTCTTCTGAGTTAGATCTTGCTGGTTTAGTGTGCAATAATTATGGTGATGATCAGTGTATAAATCCTATGAAAGGTAAGACTGGTGGAGAGACTTGGGAGTATCGTGCTGGGTATATTGATGGCATGATTAAAGGTAGAATGGACACTATGAAAGGGTTAGGAAACCTTGACAGTGATTCATAAGAGGTAGGTATAAACCCTCTATATACAGTAGTTACATAAGGATTAGATGAAGTTTTTCTTTGCATTCATCGCTTCATTGTTCCTCGCAGCACCTGCATTTGCCGTCGATGTCCAAATGGGATACGACGGTAATCTTGTATTTGAGCCTGCTGAGGTCACAATCTCCGCTGGAGAATCAGTCCACTTCGTGAATAATATGCTACCTCCACACAATGTTATTGTTGAAGGTCGCCCAGACATGGCACATGAATCTCTTGCTATGCTTCCTGGTGAGGAGTTTACTATTGACTTTTCAGATGCAGGCGACTATACTTATTGGTGCGCTCCCCATAAAGGGGCAGGCATGATCGGCACTGTACACGTTATCGAATGAAGATTTTTTTAGATACTGCTGATCTCTCTGAGATCAAGAAAGCATATGGCACAGGTTTAATCGATGGAGTTACGACAAACCCGACACTGATTTTGAGATCGGGTGAAACACTTTATAATGTAGCATCAAGACTACTTAAAGAATGTCCAGACCTTATCAGCGTCTCTACGGAGGTGGTTGCCGAGACAGCTGACGAAATGATTGAGCAAGCAAAAACCTATTTCCCACTAGGTGAAGCAGTTACAATTAAAGTCCCTTGCACTGTTGAGGGATTGAAAGCATGTAAGATCCTTTCGGATCAAGGCATCAAAGTTAATGTAACTCTCATCTTCTCAGTGGCACAAGCACTGTTGGCAGCAAAGGCAGGAGCAGCATATGTCTCTCCCTTTGTCGGTCGCTGCAATGACAACTCATTCAGTGGTATTGAGTTGGTCCGTGCAATCGCTAGTGCATACAGTGTGCAAATGATGACCACTGAAATCCTCGCAGCGTCACTGCGAGATGTCCACCATGTTTCTCGCTGTTACACTTACGGTGCTAGTGTTGTGACTATGCCACCTAAAGTATTCTGGAAGATGTATGAGCATGTGTTAACCAGAGAGGGACTTGATCTTTTCCAACAAGATTGGGAAGCAGCAAATGCAGAAGTTTAACACGGTCGTATTAGATATCACTGTAGGAATTCTAGACTTTCTCTATAAAGGGAGAGACTATCCACGTTTTTGGGTGCTGGAGGAAATCGCTCGGGCACCCTATTTTGCGTTTCTAAGTGTCCTACACTTCAGGGAAAGCATGGGACTTCGTGGTCCTGAGCACATTTATTTGATGAAAGAGCACTTCGATCAGAGTATAAATGAAACAGAACATCTGGAATACATGGAATCTAGGGGCGGTAATGCTTATTGGATTGATCGCTTTGTTGCCCGACATCTCGTACTTATCTACTATTGGAGCAATGTGGTTTATTACTGGGTGGCTCCTAGGTCTGCATACCATCTCTCATACGAAGTAGAGATACATGCAGCAGAAACGTATGCAAAGTATCTTGCCTACAATGGAGAAGATGCTAAGATACTTGAAATCCTAAACGACGAACTTAACCATTCTCGTGAATTACAAAACGCTATGGAGTTGATTAAATGAAAGTAGGACTTATCGGTCTCGGTCGAATGGGCGAAGGTATGTCCCGCCGCATGATGGCAGCAGGTCATGAAGTCTGGGGATATCGTCGCAACATCAAGAAAGCAGAAGAGGCATACGAAAAAGGTTATGTCACTGGTATTGCTTATGGGTTGCAGCAACTCTCTGAGGTCTGTCATAGACAGCAGTCTATCTATGGAGAGAAGTCAGGAGAGACTGTATACTCAGAAGCTCCTGCAGTTTTCATGCTGGTTATTCCAGCAGAATTAGTAGAGGATACACTAAATGAGTTACTACAGTTTTGTGTGGAGGGCGATATTATTATTGATCATGGCAATAGCAACTTTAAGGACTCTCGACGCAGGGCAGAAAAGCTTGCTAAACTTGGCATCGCATATCTTGACTGTGGTACTAGTGGTGGTGTTTACGGTCTGGAGCGTGGATACTGTCTTATGGTTGGTGGTGCAAATCATGCAGTATCCGTCTGCAATCCAATCTTTAATGCACTCGCACCAGGTATTGATGCCGCCGATAGGACAGCACCTGGCGATTATGTGAGGCAGTCTGAGTTAGGTTGGTTGCACTGTGGTCCCGCTGGTGCAGGACATTTCACAAAGATGGTCCACAATGGAGTCGAATATGGAATCATGCAAGCCTACGCCGAAGGCTTTAATATCCTGCATGAAGCTAATGCTGGGTCAGTTTACGTTAAAGAGGGCGATGCTGAGGTGGCTCCGATGGAGAATCCGAAAGATTATTGTTACGATATTAACGTTGCTGAGGTCGCTGAGCTATGGCGTCGTGGTAGTGTTGTTGGGTCTTGGTTACTTGACCTTACCGCTGATGTACTTAGTCGCGATAGAGAGCTTAGCAAATTTGATGGCGGAGTATCAGACTCTGGTGAGGGTCGTTGGACTGTCCACGCTGCTGTGGATCTTGGGGTACCCGCTCCTGTTATTAGCAGTGCGCTATACTCACGATTTGAATCAAGGAGACTCGGA